GACCGCATAGGCGTATTTGACTTGCTCATAGTCCCGAATGTATCTTGACTTGTCATCGGAACCAATATAAGGTTGAAAGCCACCGTACAAAGTCTTCGTAACTGGGTAGAACTGTTTATCGGTCTGCCGTACCGGGTTGAAAAACTTTTTTATATCTTGCCAAACGCCCATTTGCTTCTTATTTTTTTGGAAATTTAGTTTTTTATTGAATTAATCCAAATGCTGGCTTAGGCTTAGGGTTTAGATCAAACCATAGCCGCATCATTAATGCATCTGAAAAATCCGGTGATCTACCAATTGCTTCTTTTACTTTTTCCTTGCTCATGAGAATTAGTTTTCCATCATTGTCTAACTTATCCCTTTTGACTTGCTCTAATTCCTGAATAAGCTTCTCGGAAATATTAGCAAATGGTTTAGTCAAGTAAATTTGACCATTGTTTATTTTTTCAGCTAACTTAAAATAACATTGAGTTTTTAGGTTAGCGTATTGAACCTGTTTTCTTTCTTCATCTAATGCCTTTGAACCGTTTACAAACCCTTTGCATCCAAGAATATCAACCACTCCTCCACCAACACCATCCTCATCTGCAATAATGTTTTTATTAGGAACTTGGTGTAAGTTAGCCAAATCCTTTATTCTTTGCGCTGTATTGGTAACGGATGAATGATCTAATGTAATTATATCCAATACCTTGTATCCTGACCAAAGCATGATAACACCCTTGTCTGAACCAAATCTAGCAATGTCCGCAGTAATGTATTTTTGTCCTTCGGGAACGTATTCATTTCGCCAAAGGTCAAGGATAGACTCGTAATTAATCAATTTAGCAGGATCATCATCAAATTCCCAGTTTCCGTAATATAGTCTTTGCTTGCTTGTTTCATCAAGGTTCAAAAGTGACTGCAAGTAAGAATCAGGAAGATGTGGATTATCAGTTGGCAAAGCCTGAATAAACGCCCTATCTTTTCTAATTGTCTTTTCTTTGAATGGTTTATAAAATTCCTTATACACCCATTTTTTAGTAGGGTTGCAACTACCAAGGATCTTTGGTATCAACCCAAACTCATTGAGCTTGTATCGGATTCGAGATTTCACTATCTGCCAAGCCTTGTAAACTATCTGGCTAACCTCATCAACAAATGCTCCTGTAATTTCAAGTGAGCCAAGCTGGTCAAATTCAGGATCGGAAGGGTAAAGAAATAAATCCTTTAGAATAATTTCTGAACCGTTCTCCCAATAAATAATCCCTTGTTGAGCATTAAAATTGAATTGATCGGTAATCTTAAGTTTGGATGCCAATTCAAAAAAAGTATTCAGAGTAGTTTCCTTTAAGGTCTTGAGTTTCGCTCTACCCATCAACCACCTGCTCCCCGGGTAAGTTTGGCATTGTTCGATAAGCCAAAGACATCCTAATGCGGACTTTCCTCCACCGGCAGCACCACCGTAAACTATTTCTTCGGTCTTAGAATCTTTGAGGTAATAGATCGCTATTTCCTGTTTATCAAGTAATTTCATCAGGGTTCTTTCCAGTTCCCAAAGATATTACATTTACCTGTTTTCCTTCGGAAGTAACATCCTGATAATTCATCTGCAAAGACCTATGTTCATCCGGTGAAGCAATCAGTTTGTATAGTGCCAACTGCAAGGCAGGTGCATTGGATTTGTACCACTTGGAACGAAGAGAAGATTTAACCTCCACCCTATTCTTATCAAGCATCTCTTTTAATTCGTCCGATTTGTCCAACTCCCAATCATAAAAAGTACTTCTCGCAATCGGAAGAAAAGCAACGATGTCATCAATAAAAAACAGTTTATGTTTCTCGATTGCCTCTTTAGCCTGTTGGAATATTTTAGCTCGATCGTATGCCATCACTCATCTATTTTTTCATCTTGAATATAACTTAAATCTAATTCAGGATAGTTTTCTTTTATTTTTTTAGGATCACCTTTATAAAAAACTAATACATTTTGATGTACTTTTCCGATTTTTCTAGATTTCATATATCCATTTGCCCCTATTGCTTTTGCTCCAATCGCATTAACTAATATCATTTCATTGTATAGGAAAAGCCCAGAATCTAAAAAAGCTTTAATAGTATCACTTACAAAATTATGATAAAAACCATTTTTATCTCTAATATCCCCGACAACAAAAACAGCGAATCTATCATCATTTAACATTTTACAACTCTTACTGATTATTTCTGTGTAAATAGTTAAAAATTTTTGATAAGGCATATTTGATAAATCTTCAGCTAAATCGCTGTAAACTTCTAAATCTGAATAAGGAGGGCAACTAAAAAGAAAATCCGCTTTATAATTTTTTGCTATTGTATCAATTTTTAAACTATCCCCATGTGTCCAAGTTGGATAAATTTTTGAATCTTTTAATACCTGTATCGCATTTATTCTATTAGCTTCTATTTGTTCAATTCTTAAATCATTACCTAAATATTGAAAACCTAATTTGGAAGCTACAATTCCACGAACTGATCCGCCTGCAAATGGATCAAGTATTTTTCCGTTTGGAACATTAAACCAATGGTAAGATAATTCACAAAGTACTGGATCAAAAATTGAAATTCCTGTTTTTTGACCTGCCCATGCTAAATCTTCAGCCATTTTTGAAAATTTAACGCTCTTTGAATCTCTTCCAAGTTCACTTTCAATTCCTAATGATAGCCAGTATCTTTTTCTATCTTGCCATATTGATTGCCTTGTATCTAACACGCTAAAAGGCGGAATAATAAATCTATCTGATAATTTTTTTTCTTTTTCTTTATTTTCATCCAAAATAGGTTTAGTATCAAAATCAGGAATATCCAACCCCCACTCCTGCAACTGCTCTGAATCCCATTCATTAGCGATCATCTCCCAGTCCCATTCGCCGAAACCAACATTGTCTTTGATTATAAATTCCCTTTGCTGATCTTCGGTCAGGTCATCGGCAAATATCACCGGAATCTCCTTCAATCCAGCTTCTTTGCAAGCCTTTAACCTCATATTGCCACCCAAGACAATCATATCAGAATTAACGACAATAGGCCGTATTTCAAGCATTTTAGGAAATTCCTGAATAGACTTGACTAGCTTATGAAACTTGTCATCCTTAATCAATCGTGGATTGTTAGGATTCGTCTTTACCTCTGAGATTTTGACTGTTCTAAAATTCATGTTCAAATCTAAGAAAAAAAAAGTCTAACCAAAAGTCAGACTTTTTACCCAAATAACCCTATGAAATTAACTATGATGACAAAGATAAAAAAAGTCTGGCCAAAAACCAGACTCTTTTTGTTCTAACAAATAACCCAAAAATCCTATGTTTTGTGGGGCTGATGGAATCGAACCACCACCTGCGATTTAGAGGGTCGCTGATCTACCGTTAATCTAGTGCCCCATGAGCCCGTCTTTCCGAGCTGTCAGGCATCCAGTAGCTTTATCAACCATCTCGCTTTCGCAAGTCATTTTGCCTCCCTGTTGTCGGGAATCAACTTGTAAGATTTATTTACAAGTATTGTAGTCTAGGACAGTAATAGAACCTGTAAAATTCCTAAGAGCTATTCCTCTTATCCATTACCTTAGCGTAGTTAGGTTCTCACGGCTTCGTGAAGGAGACAGGATTCGAACCTGTAAAACTCCTAAGAGCTCTCTCATACAGACTATCTCACTGTACTTTTGATATCGTCTACCAATTCCACCACTCCCCCATATTCGCCGTCTTTCCGAGCTGTCACCAACTTTGTCTTTCCATGTTTCGGGGTTGGCACCTTCTTCATTATCCATCCCACTACCCGACGTTCGTAGTGCTTATTGTGAAGATGGGCTATATTTTACTCATTATCATTATAACAAATCCTGCCAAGGTTACAAAGGATCCTACAATTACTATTGCAAAACCTAATTCATAAAGTCCCATTTTCATTTCAATTCAATAGCTTCCCGAAGTTTCCCCTTAGAAGTATATTGTTTCTTAATCCTGTTACCGTGTTCAACAAGCCATTTACCAAGTTCAATCAATTCGTCAGGATTACTTACTGAACTAAATGAAATATCAAGAGTTATAATGTCGTAAGGATCACGAGTTTCATTTTTTGCGTGTTCGTCAATTGTGATTTCTACATCATCAATAGTTGGATGACTGATTGTTTCTTTAATTAATCCCATTGTTTAAAATTTTAATATTTGCTATACGTTAAATTAACCCAGTCCAGTTTCCAAGCTGGATACGATCAGGAGTCTCCTCACAGGCTCTGCACTAGCACCAATCGAACCTACCCCGAACATCGCACCCTTGGCAGTGCTACAATTTCCTCCTGAGGATGAACGCTACATTGCTGTTCGTATTCGGCTGGGTTATGGAATTTCTCATCCTTAATTATCCGAGGATTATTCGGATTCATCTTGACCTCTGAAATCTTTACAAGTGTTGTTTTCATGCTTTCAAATCTAACAAAAAAATCCAGAACCATAGATTCGGGACTTAATACAAAACAAATAAGTATTTAATTAAATTTTACTACAACATCGTAAGAAAACATTGACAAGTGTATGTTTCTCCAGTTGCTTTATTAAAGTAAGTTGCCATGATGTTGTTTGTTTTAATTGTTATGTAAATATAAGAAATTTCTTAGATTCATGTCAAGTATCTAGCAAAAAAATCCCGAACAAATTATTCGGGACTTTTTAACAAAACAACCAAACATGAAAGTAACTCATTTCTTTAAATTCTCAATCTGCCTATCAAGGTACCACCTAGCCTTCTCCAAGTTGTCGAGGCGTGATTTTTAGCGTTTTCATAGATTTTTTGCTTCTTTGATTAAGTTTTTAATATTTCCGATAATGTCTTTGTCATTAATTTTACCGTTCTGTACTAAATACTCCAACATTTCAAGCATCTCAGAATTTTTTTTCATCAAAGAATATTCTTTAACCATTTGATTAAAGAAAACCTTGGCAGATTCATCTGCTTTTCCTTCAAAATATAGTTTGCCGTCTTTTTCAAATAATCTTCCTAAAAACTCCCCTGTTTGAGGACATCTAATTTTAAGAAAGAAATTTGATTTAATTTTAGATATTTTAACTTTTAATTCTGGTGTGTTCATAGTTGTTTCTTTTTAATGTTGTCAATATGTCTTTGTAAATACCATTGAGCTTTTTCAAGATCTTCAAGCTCATTGTCCTTTTTTCCTGCCCTGAGCAGGTATTTGATGCAATTCCCTAAATGGAAGCCTAATCCGTAATGCTCAATGATTTTTATAGCTTCATGAGGATTTTCTTCTCCTCCGTAATGTGATGGTCGCATAACTTTAAATCTATGAAAAAAATCCCGAACCATAGATTCGGGACTTGATCCAAATAACCAATATGAAATCCAAAGCAACTGTAAGGCACTTGCGACCTGATAAATGAAACCCAATTAACACTATGAATGTAGTCAGGACAGGATTCGAACCTATATTTATCTAAATGTAAAAACGAATGATTTACACCTGATAACCGAGTGGAAAGCCAATGTCGTCTACCAATTCCGCCACCTGACTATTTTGCAGGTCTATTCCCTGCTGTCAATCCATCCATCCCGCTTCTCTTTATTGTCATCGCTTAAGTCGACTAGGCAGGCTATGGTGTTGGATGAATTTTTTACCATCTCAAGAATCTCAATAACATCAGATTCAAGAATTAAAATGTCATATTCTTGAGCAAAATAATCAAATAGCTTTTGATGCAGTTCTTTCATTTCAATTCTATCACTTTTCCAGATTCATTACCAAACCAATCGCAAAGCTTTCCATTTCTCTCAAATCTAATCTCCTTCTCTTTCTTTGGATAAGCCGATGCAAGAATCCTAATCTGCATCTGAACTATCTCCATGGATTCAAACTTGCCATAACCCCGATCCTTCCATTCAGACCATTGACCGTCTCGCTTTCGATAACGGATGGATAGTGAATAATCCGGCTTATCAATTATTGGTTTGCTTGGCATCCTTCGGTCTGATTATCACTTCCAAATCCAACTCTTCGGCAATCAATCTAAGATTCTTTAGGCTCACCGATTCAAGACCATTTTCAAGGTGATAAATCGGTGCATGGCTAATGCCCAATCTGTCACAAAGTTGAAGTTGTGTCAGTCCCTTGGCTTTTCTAGCCTTCTTAATCATGTCGCCTTCTAGTACACTCATATTCTAATGTTTCCCAAATTTAATATTTTCATTAGAATATAATTTTAAAATCAGAGAAGGTTTATTCTTCTTTTTTTTGATCGTCTAAGCAGATTCCGTAAAGCAATCCCAATGCCGTGACAATGCAAAGCAACGAAATTGCATAGACAAAACCTGCCTGCACCCCGAATAACTGGAGTACAGACACGGCAAAGAAAAAGGACAATAGGCTGAATAGGTTATATTTGGTCATTAGAATGGGAGGTTATTTTCTTCCAATTCCTCAATAATATTTTTTACCGGAACCTGTGAAGGCTTCTGCTCCGGCTTCCAAGTATCTACAACAACAGACAGGTCCTTACCATACTGATCAGCCTCTTTCTTCTTGCTGATGTTCAAATTGATGTACTTTTTGCCATTTTTGGCAGTTGTGATAAAATCCTTGGGCAAGTCTGAAAGACAAATTGATACCTTGAAAAACTCACCATAGTTGCCGGATTTAGTCTGACCTGATCCGACATAGATTTTTTGTTCGCTCATAGCTTTTGTTGTTATTTATGTAAATCTAAGTATTTTGTTTGATAAATTCATTGAACCACGCGTAAAATGAATCAAAATCTTTGGCAATGTAATACACTCCTCCTGCCCGTTCAACTTGCTCTTGATATGCTTTCTGATCTTTTGACTGCCTGTCCTTTCCGTACTTTACCTCAATCTTGACTGACTTACCCTTGATGGTTGCTGAGATGTCAGCAGAGCCTTTCGTCCCTGTGGTCGGTATGTACTTAGTGGATCCGATTGTCTTTGTTCTA